CAGTGATGCCCTCTCTATTATTACTGTCTATATATGAATTAGTTAGGTTAGAGTTAGAAATTACTAAAACACCATCCATAAAATTCACACCCTCACCTATTACTGTTTTATCTTGTATTATTGTATTGTTTATTAATCTAACATCCTTACAAGACACTAAAGAATCATCGAATATCCAAGAAGTTTCATCTACATTATCCTCACTTATAGCAAATCCCCCTACTGTTCCCGGTTTAATTGTTTTGTGGTATTCTGTGGCTTCTATTCTATATCCAAGTATTTTCCCCTGTGTTTCCTTAACCTCCCATCTTCGCAGTTTTATTGGTTTCACTAACTCTTCCATACTCCGTTAAGTTTTCCACCTACAATCCCACTACCTATAATTACAGAATCTACTATCTCTATTCCATACTCATTGCTACACTTCCAAGCTCCTATAATTCTAGAGTTTTCAATGAGCTTAATGTTATTGTTACTTCCCTCTAAGCCACTAATCTCACTATTCTTTATTATAGCTCCCGGAGTATCAGTTGCCCAATATAATGAAGTGCTGCCGCTAATCTCTGAATCAAACACCTCAATTTCACGATCCAGTATAGAAGAATTAACAAGTACAGCTGCTTCTTTAACCGTAGACCTTGTTAGAAATACGCCCTCTGAAATCCAACCTCCATCTTCAACTTTAGAGTCCTTACAAATATATCCACCTAAGTTCATTCTAGACTCTGTATACAAGGGGTGATTAGGTAGTTTTTCAATTCTGTAGTAAGTTGTGTTATGTTTGATTTTTGTGTCGTTCTCTATTATTTTAATCCTTTCCATTCTTTTGTTATCTTTTCGTTTACTATTGACAGGTAATTCGTATCATCAAAGTTTTCCATAGATACTCCACTACTAATCACTACATTATTCATATATACTAGCTTTGTGTTCCCTATAGATATACTACTTGAAGACCCTAAGTGGACATCCTCCATAATAACCCTATCCACAGAACCTCCTGAAACTTTCCCTAAATGAAATTCTATCTTACAAAAATTATCTCCAGTTACGTTCTTATAAATTCCACTAGTTAAATATAAAGGACTTGCTCCACTAAACTTCTCATACCTAATAAACTTACAATTCTCCATAATCAGTCCCTCTCTCGGAAATGTAGGCTTGTAAATTAGTTGAGCATAATCGAATCTACACCCTATGATCTTAATATGTGAGTTTGGAGCGAACGCATTTTCAATTATCTCTAAGGTGGAGTAGTTTAGATCTGAGTAGTTGATGAATGTATAAACCTTATCTAAACCTCGAATCACAGAGTAGTCAGTTATTTGAGTATAGTTTTTTAGAACCACTTTCCCCATAACGTAAGAAGTAGAGTCCACCCAAGAAGTTTCATCCATCTCTACATCAAGCCCTAAAAAACCTCCTTTCTCTCCAGTTTCTATCTTAACTAGCCTATATAAAGTTTTTCCCATCACCACCTTACTATCTTCACTTAATAAGCCCCAACGTTTTCCCTTCTTGATCGTCTTAAAATTCATAGAACTCAACATTATTTATCTCACACTTAGCTAGTATTTTATTATCACTATACCAATACTTAGACTGATGACCTAGTACTGAATTATTTACAAAACACTCCGATATTGACAACCTAATATCACGATCTGGAATGTCAATTACAACATCTCCAAGAAACTCACAATCAACCCCAGAGAATGATGAGATTTTCTGTATCTGGCTATTCCTAAATACTACTAGACCTCCACTAATCGTACAATTCTTAAGATAAAAGTTTGGCTTCCCTTCAACAATAATTCTCCCATTAACCTTACAATTATCTAAAGTTATCCTCCTCATGTGCATCTCTATTGCCGTCATATCAAGAATAGTTATACCATCTAATGTTGATTTCCTTATCTCAGTTCCATGTCCAATATTAAAACTTCCATTAATTTCGCTCTTCGTTATTTTAGTTCCTCTTATTAATCCATTACCTATTATACTGCAGTTATTAATTCTAGATCCATGTGTAATCTCAACCGCTCCATAAATAACACTCTTTCCTGTAACTACCGTATCCTCATCTATCCAAACATCTTCATCTAGTTCTACATCAACACCAACCCAACCTCCTACATTACTATTATCTTTATTATACAACCGGTGTTTAGGGGTCATCTTTAACCTGCATATTGATTGATTTCTAAAGGTCTTGTGTTCAGTTAGGTCTAGAAATAGAGTCTCCCCTATAAACTTTCTACTGGGCATCTCTTTTGAAAAATCCATGTCCTTTAGATCTACTGTCTTCATAATTCAAACCATAAAATAAAAGAGCAGCCCACAAGTTTTACCCCATGAACTACTCTTCACACATTATGACAACAACTTATTTCCTTGTTCCGTATTTCTTACCTATTGAAGTGTTGAAGATCTTGTTAATAAGCCTTGGACCTAAATCGTGACCTCGCTTGACAAATAAATCTTCAAAATCCTTCAGTGAGATGTGAGACAAATCCTTAGGTGCTGCCAATTTCCCAGAACTCCTATCCATCACATCGTAAGAAAACCTGTATCCTGTAGTGTCCTTATCCTCCATAAACTTAATAAACCCATCAACTGAGAAAAATCCGAGTTTACTTTTAAGGGAAGATGTGGCACTGTGGGATACTATAATTAATACTTCTGACATTTTATCCTTTGTTTTTAAGGTTATTTATTGTGTATATCGCCGCTTCTCTAATAACTATCCAAAGTATCCACAAGAACCCGAATAGAATTATAGCCGTATTTAAGACCGGAGTGAACGATATTATATCCATTAGTACATCTTTCCTCTCCTTAAGTCCTAAATAAACTCTCAAGAATCTAACTGAAGCAAAGTAAAGTCCTATGAAACTTACTATATAAATCCAGTGTATCATTTTACTTTATTATTCCTAGTTGTAATTCTAATATTGCTCTTAGTTGTTTGAAACCTTTAAATTTCTTATTCCAACCTTTAGTACCATGACTTTGACCAAATATTTGTCTTATGGAATTCTCATACTCTTCATCTGTCATACATTGACCTATATGTTCAAACACACTCCAATGACCATTTTCAAGGCAATGATTATATATGTTAGTGGCTCTTTCTAAGGTGAGTTTATTATCATCACTTATAGAAGTATAAGACACTCTTGCTGTAAGGGCAACTGACATAGCAATTAGATTATCTATACCTAACTCCCCTTCACTACTTATAATATCTTTATAGAAAGGTATGTGATAACTTCCTATCGATAGTTCATCAGGAGTAGATTCATTTAAAGCATCGTACATCTTTTCAGCTAAATCCATGAAATGAATTTCTGCTTGACCTTTATTAACTTTTAATCTTTCAATAAGAGGTGTCTCCATAGTATAATTACTGTCTAAATCACAGAGTTCTTTCCAAGACTTACAACCACCTGGATATACAGGACATCTTTGATTAAATAAATGGTTAAAAGATTCTCTTGTACCAGTCATTAAACAACAATGGTATTGGTAGCCCTCAAGAGTTCTGTTAATTATTTGCTTAGAAATACCAAATTCTAACATCTTTTTAGCAACTCTAATTGATTCCTGCATAGATTCTTCCCACAAAGAATAACAAGTTTTTATATCCTCTTCTGAAGTAAAGTAATCAGTTCCTTGCATACCTGAATGTTTCTTTTGATAGGATATTGGATAAAATGGTGTTTTTTCTATAACTTCTATTAACTTATTGACTGGAATTGCTCTACTGCTTGCCGAATTGACAGACATCATGGAATAAGTCATTAGTTCTGAATGAATTATACGAGGATAAATCAACTTATAGGTTATAAGTTCTTCATTTGTATTAAGTCTTTTTGAATGAGTGATTATCTTGGCTTTAATTAGATTTTTCATTTTTTAAATGTTTAGTTATTTTATATTCCTTAAATTCTTCTTTACTACATTTACCTTCAGATATTCTTCTAAAGGTGGATTCTTTTATATTTAAATTAGAGTCTCTACGTAATCTTAATAAACTATCTCTTTCTAATAAAATAATATCATTTTTATATAATTTCCATATGTATTTAGTCCCATTTCTATTATTCTTTAATTTAGTTGATATTAGATTATTTCTATTTATAGTTTTATCACTGTGGTTAGTAAAATCTTTATCATAAGAAAAATAGTACTTTTTCAATACAATACCTTTACGTTTGATTCCCCAATAAATAGTACCCCTGTCTATGTTCAATTTTCTACCACAATCACTTCTAGATTCAAATTCCATAACTCTATCCTCTTCAATTATCTTGCAATAAATCTTTTTCTTGTTTTTTGCAGAATTAATCATTTTTCTTAAAGTGTCTTCGGAAACTAAAGGACGGTCTCCACCATGAGTCAAATTATATCCTTTATCCCTATTTGTAGTATCATACTTACTAATGTAAAATTTCTCTTTTTCATTCAGTTCTTCTTTTGTATCACATACACACATGATATAAAAATAAGAATCCTTTCTCCTCAAATATTTATTTAAAGCTCTTGCAAAATAATGAGTTTCAGTGTATATACCGTTTAGATAATTTTTTAACCTAACTCCTAAATTAGTTGTTTGACCTATATATAATTTATTATTTAGTAACCAACAATATATAAGATTCTTTCCATAAAAATTATCGGCTATTACATTCTTTTTACCTCTACCTCTTATTTTTAGAAGATCTTTCGTAGAAATTTCAAATATAAAGTCCTCTTCTTCTAAAGGTGGTGGACTCTTAGAATGGGCTACAATCTCCGCCTTAATGTTTTTTGTTCTATTTTTTATGTTCATCTTTTAATCTTTCTTTTTGTTTATTCTCTAAAACCGCTACTATATCCTCTACGTCTTCAAGTTCATCTAAGTAGGCCTGAGTTTTCCTTCCATAATCATCTGCTAGTTTCTCCAACTCCTCCGCATGTTTATTCAGTATGGCTATTATCACATCTTCAAAGTCGTCATGCTCTACAAACACCTCAGGTCTAACTACAGCAATGTCTACAGATTTTCTCTTTTATTTGTTC